GCTTATTTACCAAAGGATAAAGATATTATTTATTGTTTACCAAAAAAACCTAATGATGCCCTGGTAGATAAAATACTTAAGTTATTCTGGACAGAAGATGACAAAGGGTTTTATCAGAAAAGAATGTTGAAGGAATATGAATATGCTATGGAAGTATCATTTAAAGCAAGTGAGAATGCAAAGAAACGCTATGCCACCGCAGAGCCACCGCAAAGCGAAGGCATTGCTACTAATACTATAACTAAAACTAATACTAAAACTAATAAAGATAAAGACCTTGCTTTAAATCTTACAATGTTTGAACAGTTTTGGGGTTTAGTATGTAATAAAATCAGTAAAGGACAGGCATTTAAAAATTACCAAAAACTTGATAAAGAATGGATTTTACAACCTAAAGAACTAGCTGAAGCATATAATAATTACTACAATTCTATTGGAGAGAAGAAGTTTGCAAAACAACCTGCATTCTGGTTATCAGCAGAGAAGTATTTAGACGAAAAACCAAAAGAATATTCAAGAGAACAAGAGGAAGATTATAAATTAAAATCTTATATTCAAATGTTCCGTAAAGGAATTAGATTACCAATCTGGAGTAAACAAGACTTAGACAAACTTGAAGCACTTGCAAAACAATCAGATTAAACTATCTTTCAGCTATGGAACATGAGCCACAACCAGAACACTATATAATTGTTGAGGAGAAAGACGGAACATTCTCAGCTTTTATTAGATATGCAAACTTTGAAAGTAAATTAGATGCTGAAAAAGGATTGCAGTTAGTAATGGATCTCATGGGGTTAAAACTACAACCGAATATAACTTATCATTAATGAAAAAATTAAGAGTTCTGTCTTTAGGTGCAGGTGTTCAATCTAGCACTTTAGCTTTAATGGTTGAAAAAGGAGAAATTCCAAAAGTAGATTGTGGAATATTTGCTGATGTTGGTGGAGAACCACAAACTGTTTACGACCATCTTGAATATTTAAAAAAACAAGTTTCTTACCCAATACACATAGTTCAATGGAGAGATTTGAAAAAAGATGTAATTAGTGCATCAAATGGACATTTTAAAGGTTTTACAGCACCTTTTTTTTCACAAAACACAATGACAGGCAAAAAGTCAATGTTAATGCGTCAATGCACAAACACTTATAAAATACAACCAATTATACAAAAAATAAGATTTTTACTAGGATATTCAAAAGGTCAAAGAGTGGATAAAGATGTGAAAGTTGAACTTTTAATGGGTATTTCATTTGATGAGATGCAAAGAATGAAAATTAATCAGCTAAAATATATTGAAAATATCTACCCTTTAGTTGAACTTGCAATTAGAAGAAGAAACTGTATAGAATGGTTGAATAAAAATGGTTATCAAACACCACCGAGAAGTGCTTGTACTTTTTGCCCTTATCATACAAATGCTGAATGGAGAGAAATAAAAAAAAATAAAAAAGAATGGGAAGAAGTAGTAAAGATTGACAAGATGATTAGAGATCAAGAAAAATACAAAAAAAACAAAGACAAAATAGTTGATAAAATTTATTTACACAGAGATTGCAGACCAATCGACGAAGTAGATTTAAGAACTGATGAAGAAAAAGGACAATATTCATTACTTGATGAATGTGATGGTATTTGTGGAGTGTAATGGCAAGACCTAAAGAATATAATATCAATCCAGAAGAAATAACCAAACTAGCTAGTTATGGTTGTACTAATACTGAGATAGCTGATTTCTATGGTTGTGATGAAAGCACCATAAGAAAGAGTTATTCCGAATATCTCAGAAAAGGTAGGAGTGAAGGTAAAATTAGATTACGCAAGATACAATGGGGAATAGCTGAGAAGGGGAATGCCATTATGAGCATCTGGCTCGGAAAAAATATACTAGGTCAATCAGACAATGGAATGATGGAAGATGATGACTCACCATTACCATTTAATATAGAATAATGGTTAAAGTAGAAAAAAACCCTAATAAAAATAAATTTCATAAAGGAAACCCAAAAGATGGTAAACATTATTGGCTAACACCTAAAGATTTATATAAACAATTAAATGATGAATTTAATTTTGACTTTGATCCTTGTCCATACCCTAAACCAGAAGATTTTGACGGATTGACAAATGATTGGGGTAAATCGAGTTATGTAAACCCACCATTTGGATCAATTATTCACGAAGGTAGAAAGAAGGGTGCAACAGCTTGGGTAAGGAAAGCTATTAAAGAACATGAAAAAGGAAAAGATGTAGTATTTGTTTTTCCTATTGATAAATGGATTTTAATGCTAATAGAAGCAGGTGCAGAAATTAGAAACCTTAAAGATGTTAAATGGTGTGCAACAGAAGATGGATCAGAGGGAAAAGGATTAGGTAGGCATATAGGTTGTTTTATCTTAAAAAATAAAAAATAGTGCCATTATCTAAAGCACAAAAAGAAGTATTTACATCAGAAGCTAGGTTTAGAGTTCTTATTACAGGTAGAAGGTTTGGTAAAACATTTCTAGCCTTAAATGAATTAGCTAAGTTTTCAAGATATCCAAAGAAAAAAGTCTGGTACATAGCACCTACTTTTAGAATGTGTAAAGACATTATGCTTGATCCTTTAGTAGAGAAAATGACTAAGCACAAATGGATTAGCAAAGTAAACTATTCTGATCTTACTATCACACTAAAGAACAAATCATTAATACAGCTAAGATCATCAGATAATTTTAACTCTTTAAGGGGTGTAGGATTAGACTTTATCTGTATTGATGAGTTCTCAGATGTAGATGAAAGAGCATGGTTTGAAGTGCTAAGACCTACATTGTCAGATAAATCCAGAGAAGGATCAGCTTTGTTTCTTGGTACACCTAGGGGCTTTGGTAATTGGAGTTATAATCTTTATACAAGGCAAGACAATGACAAGAATTGGCAATCATTTCAATATACTACATTAGATGGTGGGCAAGTATCACAGAGTGAAATAGATCAAGCTAAGAATGATCTTGATGATAGAACATTTAGACAAGAGTATATGGCATCATTTGAGAAGTATTCTGGTCAGATATATTACAACTTTGATAGAGAGCAGAATGTAATAGAACAATATGCACCTACAACTAATTCAATACACATAGGAATAGATTTTAATATCGATCCTGTATCAGCAGTTATATCAGAAGTTAAACAAGATGATCTGTATGTATATGACGAAATTGTTATCTATAGTAGCAATACTGACGAACTTGTTGAAGAAATCAATAACCGCTACTCTGGTAAACATATCTTTGTATATCCAGATCCTGCATCAAAGCAAAGAAAAACAAGTGCAGGTGGTAGAACAGATTTATCTATACTTAAGAACGCAGGGTACAATGTCAGAGTAAGAAATGCACACCCATTGATTAGAGATAGGATCAATGCAGTAAATACAAAACTTAAAAATGCAAAAGGAGTAAGAACATTATTTATTGCAAATAACTGTAAGAATGTGATAAAGAGTATAGAAAGACAAATTTACAAAGAAGGAACAAGTTTGCCAGATAAGGAAAACAATTACGACCATATGAATGATGCACTAGGATATTTAGTTGAGTTTCTATACCCAATCAAAAGAGATTTTAAACCTGCACCACCAAAGAGATTTAGTTAATGCCAAATTATAAAAGAGATTTTTTAACAGAAAGACATAGTGATTATGAAGATAAATTCCAAGATTGGAACTTTCATCTTCTATCCTATCTAGGTGGTCAAGACTATCAAAATGGCTATCTACTTAACAGATATGTATTAGAGTCAGATGAGGAGTATATCAAGAGAATGAACAATACTCCGATAGATAATCATTGTAAAAATGTAGTACAAATCTATTCATCATTTCTATTTAGAGTACCACCCACAAGAAACTATGGCACATTATCTGGCGACGAACAGTTAGAGAACTTTTTAAAAGATGCAGATTTAGATGGTCGATCATTTGACAACATTATTAGAGAAATGCAAATCAATGCTTCTATCTATGGTACTTGTTGGGCAATCATGGATAAACCTGCTGTACAAACAGAAACAAGAGCAGAAGAAATACAGCTTGATATCAGACCATACTTATCAATTTACACACCAGAGAATGTCTTAAATTGGAACTATCAAAGAATGATAAATGGTAGATATGAACTTACATCATTAACACTATTAGAAAACCTATCTAATGATGTAGCCACAATCAGAGTATGGACAAAAGAAGATATTACTACATTAATGGTCAAAGATTTCAGTAAAGGTTATTCTACATCAGAGCCAATACTTATTGATGAAATGCCAAACATGATAAACGAGATACCTGCTGTGACTCTATACAATCAGAAGTCACAAAGACGAGGTATTGGTATAAGTGATTTACAAGATGTGGCAGAACTACAAAAATCTATCTACAATGATTACTCAGAGATAGAACAACTAATCAGATTATCTAATCACCCAAGTTTAGTTAAAACACCCAATGTAGAAGCTAGTGCAGGTGCAGGATCTATTATTGAGATGCCAGAAGATATGGACTCAAATTTAAAACCATACATCATACAACCTAGTTCTCAGTCTATGACAGGGATTATGGATTGTATCAATATGAAAGTAGATGCAATCAACAGAGTCACACATATGGGATCAGTCAGAGGTACAGAAAAAACAATTAATTCTGGTATCGCTTTACAAACAGAGTTTGAATTATTGAATGCTAGAATATCAGAGAAAGCAGATTATTTAGAGAATGCAGAAGAACATATTTGGAGATTGTACGCTAAATGGCAGGATAAAGAGTTTGATGGTGAAATAGATTACCCAGATAGCTTCAATCTAAGAGATTACTCCGCTGATCTACAGTTCTTACAAGTAGCAAAAGCATCTGGAGTTGTATCTGATACCTTTGCAAAAGAAGTAGATAAACAAATAGCTAGGGCAGTTGTAGAAGATGATGAGAAGTTAGCAGATATAGATAATGAGATAGAAGCTAAACCAAGACCAATAGGACAGTTCTCAACACCTGCAATCGAGGGTGAAGAAGTTGCCGAAGAGTAAAAGACGCAAAGTTCCAAAGGATAAAAAGACAGGTGTACCAAAGAAATATTTATCTGGACTCAAGAAAGAGGAAGAACGAAAAAGACGAGCTAGACTTATCAAAAGAGTTTCAGCATTATACAAAGCAGGTAAACGAATACCTAGATCATTACTTAGAGCAAGGACTAAAGCATAATGGCAGTTAGAAGAAAACCTTTATCAGCTTCAGTTGTTGCTACACTTAAAAGAAAAGCAAAGGCATCTAAGAGATACACTTATGGAACATTAGCTAAAGTATATCGAAGAGGGCAAGGTGCATTCTTATCAGCAGGAAGTCGTAGAGTACCTATGGCGGCTTGGTCTATGGGTAGAGTCAATAGTTTCCTTAGAGGATCAAGAAAGCATGATTTAGACCTTAGAAAAAAAAAGAGAAAATAATAGAACAACAGCAAGATAGCAGAAACAATCAATGGTAAAAGTAAACTCAATAAAAAACATCATCAAAGATCTCACACCAAGACAGCAAAAAACTATGCGTAGTCATGCCAGACATCATACTTTAAAACACATGAGATCAATGGCTACTGCTATGAAAAAAGGAAAGACATTTACAGCAGCACATAAAATGGCTCAAAGAAAAGTTGGAACTTAACAAACAAAAGGAAGTAAATGCCTAAAGCCTTCCTT